ATCTTTTGATAAGTCGTAGGTTTTTGTACATTTAGAAGTGACAATTGAGAGAGTTTTATCCCCGATGCACCACATGTCTCCAGTCTTCAACTGCAAGCCCAGATCTTTGTAAAAGTTTTGCTTTGGACCAGCCATTTGTTTGATTAACTTTCCCACGTTGTTCACGATATTGCCATCACTGTCCTGGATGTATGCGGTGACAATTTTGTTCTCTGGAGTACAGTGTCTCATTTCATGGTATGAATAGGGAGGGAAGTTGTCAGCGCTGTCCTGTGAGAGTAAGAACTTATATTTAACACCATGGACAGACCAAGACAGAATCGACTTTGGATACTTACTCAAGTCAAATGATCTGTTGTACATATAATAGGAGGTAATATCATCATCTTTGTACAATACGGAGTCGATATGAAAGAAAGGAAGACGATTTTGAAGGTAGGCTTTGTGAATCTGTAGACAAAAACAAATGAATCGGGTGTACACTTCGAACAAAAAATGTATGAAATTCATGGACTTTATAGATTAAAGAAGTAATTACTTAAGTAATTGAATATTTATAAATAAATAGATTATGCAAAAGTCGACAATTGAGTTAGAGCATAAGAAACACATCGGAAAATATATCGAAGACTCGACAAATTTAGAATGTCTTAAGCAAAAATTAAAACAGCTGAAAGAAGACAAAAAAAGGGTAGTTGATATGATCGATGTTTTTAAAATCAATGAAAATATAGAAATAACCGAGAACAGCATAAATCAAATTGAAACAAAGGAAGATGAGATTGACTATCTGTTGAATGTTGTGCCAATTTTGAACAAATACAATGATACCGAAACGGAGACACAAATTCCGAGCCAGAATGTCAATATATTCAATAATTTTGTGAAACAGAGCCTTGGAAAAGAAAAGGGGATGTTATATAATGAGTACATGAATGTTGTCGAGCACAAGCCGTTTGAGGTTGTGAAGCAGGATAATCTGTATATATGTAATGAGTGCAATGTGCAAAAAATGTTGTCAGTGTTAGAGTCATGTATGATATGTCCTCAGTGTGGGACATCAGACACATATTTTGACACAGGTCTCAATAATTTATCGTATGAACAAGAGATCAATTCGGAAGGCAACGTAACATTTGCATACAAGAGAATAAATCATTTCTCTGAATGGATGGCACAATTCCAGGCCAAAGAGTCTATAGATATACCAGTGGAGCTTCTCGAAAGCCTTCGTGCAGAGTTTCACAAAGTGAAGGTAAAAAAGGTAAGCGACATAACAAAGACAAAGGTGAAGCAGTATCTTAAAAAACTGAAGTACAACAAGTATTACGAGCATGTAACACACATAACAAACTTATTGACAGGAATAAAGCCACCAAGCATCACAACAATTCAAGAGGAAAAGTTAAGAAATATGTTCAGAGATATTCAGAAGCCGTTTGATCAGCACAAGCCGCCTGGAAGGTCAAACTTCCTGAGCTACAGCTACTGTCTATATAAATTTTGCGAACTGTTGGGATACGATGATCTTCTGTGCAATTTCCCGTTACTAAAGAGTCGGGAGAAACTCCATCAACAGGATGTAATATGGCAAAAGATTTGCAATTCAATAGGATGGGAATATATATCGACCGTGTAATCTAAATGACAGATAAAAGTACTTAAGAAAATAGATCGGTGTATATGTAATAAATAATAATGACATCATCACAAGAACCGATTGACTATCTGAAGCCAGACGAGAAGCGATTTCCAGGACAGAACTATGCACTAATCTCTGTTGTGTCTCCAGAATCAAATCAGAAGACAAAGACATGTGGTGTAAAGATCAAGGGTGTTTTTGAAACAGTAGAAATTGCTCAAATGGAGGCAAAGAAACTAATGCAGCTAGATCAGACATTTGATATTTTTCTTGTGGAGGTTGGAAAATGGCTTCCTATTCCTCCGGATAAGGATATGATCGAGTCTCAAGAGTATCAAGATAGTTTCTTGAATGAAATTATCAAAGGACATGTTAAGAACAATGAGCTAGGGAAGCAGATGTTTGACGAGAGAAAATCAGAGCTCATTAGCGGGAAACGAGATCCAAATGAATAAAAATAAAAATATAATCAATTTGTTAGTATAAATGTCTATATTTAAATAATTAATACTATAATTTTACATGGAGCCTTTAAACAATCACAAACGCCAAACAATGGAGATATGTAGGAAAAAGGGATGGGATAATGTGTCGATTGAATATCTGTGGATGTTTTTTGTCGAGGAAGTTGGAGAGCTAGCAAGTGCTATCAGAAGACACAAGAAGCAGTTTCCGGACAGGAAGAAAATTAATATAGAGGGGGAAATCATGGATGTTTTGAGCTATCTATTTCAAATTGCAGACATCTTCAACGTTGATCTAGATGTTGCGTGGAAAAATTTCAATGCGACGAGATTGAAATGTGTTTAAAGATTATATATAATATATATATAGACAGTAATCATGGCTACACATCAAGCATTCAACAGTATGATGGAGGAATTTATTGGGGAGCTGATTGAAACCATCCCAGAGGAGAAATCGCTGAAACTATATAAGACCCAGTTTGATACTTTGAAAAAGGCAAATCCTCGTAAGATTGTTGAGAGCTTTATGCATGCAATTTCTCCGTACTGTGATTTTATTACAAACAAGGATGAAAGTCTGTTCAAGAGGAATGATATTGAATTTCTTAATAAGTTGAACATTAATAAGTGGTGGAGTTCTTCAATATCCGACAGCACAAAGGACGCGATTTGGCAATATCTAAATACTCTGATGATGATTGGGACGGCAATTACAAATATTTCAAGTGATATGCTTCAGCAGATTGAGAGTGTCGCGGAGCAGTGTGCATCCCAGATGGATTCGTCTTCATCGGGAAGTATGCCAAACATGGGTGCACTTTTCTCGGGCTTGCAAAACATAATGGGATCAATTGATCGAAAAAAATAAGACAGTATAATAAGATAACTAAATGTTTATAATAATGCTTTTACTCCTTGCATTTGCAATATTCTACAAAACAAATAAGAAGATAGAGCGGAAAAGAGTTGAGTCTACGGTTGACGGTGAGATGTACTTGGTGCATAAGAATAAAAAAAGCGATGCTGAAATAGAAAGCGCAAATAAATTAGCAAGGGTCAATGAGAAAATTGATATATTGATTAAGTCTTTAAGTACATCGGATGAAAGAAGGCAGTTATTAGAAGAGGCTCCGATCCAGTTACAAGAACGGGAGTATTTAGACAAGACGGGATACACTATAAACAAAGGAGATACGGTCGGGTTGTGTCTTGAGGAAGATGAGAACTCGCTCTTCTTTGTAACGTTGCATGAGTTAAGCCATATAATAACAAAGGAGTATGGACATCCTCCTGAATTTTGGAACAATTTTAAATTTTTAGTGAAAAAGGCGGTGGATATAGGTTTGTATAATTACAGAGATTACAACACAAGCCCAATAAATTACTGTGATCGTACAATATCTTATACGCCATATAAAAAATAATGATTATTATAATATGGCGTCAGATCCTTTCTGGTTTAATAAGGTAGATATTCTTTTTGACAGAACCAAAATGTTGGAGTTTTGGCCCTCAAAATTCCAATCATATGAAGAGAGAATAAACGCAATCACGAGATTCATCTTATACGCGGGTGCAATTATGTCGTTCTACAAGCACACCAGTGAACCCTTTGTGATGGCTATTATTTTGGTCGTAATCATCGTCCTAACTTCAAAATCAAAGAACAAAATTTTAAATAAGCTCATAAGAAAACCGAACGAAGATTGTCAGCTCCCTAGCATGAATAATCCCATGGGCAATTATATGCCATACGACAGTGTAGAACGAAAGAAAGCGTGCAATTCAGATCTTGTTAGTGACGAAATAAACGAGCAATTATTTGCACAATTTCCAACAGCTGGTCTCAGTTCAACAAATAAAAGTTTCATACAGAGGCAATTTTTCTCAACTGCAAACACTGACATAGTGAATGATCAGAAAGCATTTGCTACGTATTTGTATGGAAATGCGAATAAAAAAATGTGTAAAACCAATCCGGAGGTCTGCACTGGATACGACCTTTGTCAATATACATAAATAAGTTTTTAAACTCAAATATCATCACATTATTTTTTTATTGAAATAAAATTATTATATTACAATAAATGAGTAATTCATGTAACTGTACTGAAAGTCAGAAGCCGATGAAATTCATGGTGGATGCTATAACTGCAGATCGAAAGGTTTGCTTCGCGCATCCGGATAGTGTTGACATCAATTCTCAATTAAGGGGACAGCCCACTAATTTAAATTACTACAACAGAGAACAGACGACTTTGTATGGAACCGCACCGTTTATGGGCAGGGGGCACGGTCAGTTTGTAGATCAGGAGTCAGACTTGCGAAACGGTAAAAAAATGATCGACTGCAACAAAACTATTTCTGAAATCCGGTATGACACCAATGATCATGCTTTTTTGAACTGTACACTCCAGGTCGACAGTGATTTGAGACCACAGAGCTCAAGAGTAAATCTCCGAAACATGTACGCTGCAGAGCCAAGTAAAAAAAATATTCATTAACTTATATATGAACACAAATTATTCCAATGATCCCACGAGAATAGGGCAGTATTTTTCAGATTCTCATCTGCTGGTAACAACAGATAACTTAATGCAATCGGTGAGCCCATTTGAATCTCACCAAATGATCCCACCATCGGTCACTCCAACCAAAGACGATGGCATAATGACAGTGAAACCAAGAGAAAGTGTTCCCGAACAGTTTATTCAGACAGGAACTCGCATTAGCAAGTCGTGCAACATGCCTGGTATTAATATAAATAGATTTGAAAATCCACACATCAACGTTCAGAATCCAACACATATAATTTCTGGAGAAGATTTCAGAGGCGGTATGCCGTCACGGATCGTCATGAAGGACAACTACGTCAATAATCAAAAATAAATTATAACTTATTATAATGGAATTACTACTAATTGGAGGTCTGGCTTTCATGGGATATGAATTATCGAAAACCGGGAAATCTGGTTCTAAGACAGCAAAACCTGCGACAATCAAACAGAATGTAAACGAATACCCATTTAAAAACGATCCACGCCTAAGTACCAATCCGGCAAATAATCAAATGAACAACTTAGAGCCATTTTTCAGAAGAGAGGGTGGAATGGGTCTGGTGAACAACAGCGATATAAAATCCAGAAATATGGAATCATTCACTGGGACAGACAATATAGAATTCAAATCAAAAAGAGAGCAGACTCCCTTATTTAAGCCAGAAGAAAACAGACAGAATATATATGGAACTCCGGTAATGTCAAGCAATGATTACAATAGATACAAGACCAGCACAATGATGAACAATGTCTCTCCGGTGGAAAAGCAGCAAGTAGGTCCTGGATTGAACACATCATCCGATGTATCTGCAAAAGGAGGATTCCATCAGTACTTTCGAATCCTCCCAACAAATGTGGGGGAGTATAAGCTGAACACGCTAGAGGGTAGAGTAATATCTGGAAAATCGCACACGGAGAACCGATCATCAGCGGTAATCAATCAAGAGGTACGCAAGGCCCCGTCCTTCTACGAGCAGTGTGAGAGACCAACAATGGAAGGACGGTCAGCCTACAGTGCACCAGCGCACCAGTCCTATGTAACTCCAGGGTGTACCAATCGAGAGAGCTCTGGTAACCATGTAGGAATAGCAAAGGGGTCTGAAGCCTTGCAATCCACAATTGAAGGGACACGAGTCGGAAACATTCCAAACCAATCTTTTCCGACAGGTGGTGCTTCAAGGGAGAACGCTGCTGCGGGTGGATATTCTGTAGCAAACTATCTGGTTCATGGATCGGATAGGGAAAACTGTGGGATAGCCATCAATGCAAATGATCAAAATTCTGGGAACTATGTGAAAGGAGAACAGGCAGCAAATATGACCCAAAGAGAAGGTACCAGTACCTCTTACTCTGGAGCGGCCGGCTTTTACAATAATGCACAGTCAAATTACAACGCTGCCTACAAAGCCGAAAAATATCATAATCGTGAGGATCTACAAGTCGAGCACACCAACAATCCTGGTAGAATGAACTTGCGTGAGGATGCATACAAAGCGGTCGGATCAATGAAAATTCGAGAGGACAACAATACAAGCCGTGTCAGCACAGGAACTGTCCCGAACTCAATGAAAATCCAAGGCAAGCCTGGAAGAATTGAGAATGTGCCGAAAATAACCGAATGCAATCCGAGACAGGATTTTGGACTGGTATCACAGACCCTTCAGAACAATCCTTACGTGCACAAAATATAAGTGTACTTATAGAAAACAGTTCTTAATTTGGCTAACAAACTATATAAACTATGTTGGACATTGTGTATACAAATTTCCTTAAGATGATGAAAAACAGAGGACATGATGTGAGTCCTTACGAACATAAAAGTAATATTACATCTGAATCATTTAATATTACTTTTCCATGTAAGAACACAATGCTCTCCGTATTCTACATTGGAGAATGCAAAATTGGAATTAACGACATTAAATCAGTCTTTGAAAAATTAGAATCTGACAACTCAAAGTCCTGCATCCTCATCTACAATAGTATTGTGTCGTCATTTGCAAAGCAGTACATAGAAAGCAGTGAATTTGATTTTCAAATGATTTCGGTAAATCAGCTGAAGAAAGATATATATTCACACTTTTTAGTTCCTCGGCATGTTATGATGAGTGAAGATGAGAAGCGCACCTTCTTACAAGATTTGAAAATAAAGGAGACAAATTTACCAAAAATCAAAAGGACAGATCCAATCTCTCAATACTTCGGTGCCAAATGTGGCAGTCTGTTTAAAATAATCCGGGTCGAGCAAGGAATAGAGTCGGTGTCGTATCGGATATGTATTTAAATAATACTGTTGTTGGTATATCTAATACAAAATATATGAAATGAAGCGCAAACGAGAAATACTACTTCAAGAACACTCATGCAGGTACCCAGACTGTCCAAGAGCATCAATTAGCGTATATGGTGGCAATATTTACTGCAGGGAGCATACCCAGCATCTTTGCTGTATGAGTGGTGAGAAAAATATTTTTAATGAGACACGATGCAACTCGGTGGTTCCGATGTTGAGTGTGAATGGAAAAATGTACTGCAATTCTCATTATAGAACAGTTATCCAAACATGTAATCATAAGAATTGCACAAAATCTCGGACGGACCGAAATCTGTGTTATGACAAAAAGTGGTACTGTCAAAGTCACCAGCTTGATAATAAAAAGTTTGAAGAAGAAATGAATAAAATTTTTGCGGGTGACCTAAACAAAGACATAGTGGAAAATATTTGCAATATTCACTTTAAGAACAACACGTATATATTATAAGTCACATACATATACTACTATATTACAGCTTGACACTCAAAACTATGACAGTTGCGCGTCGTTCAGCGGTTGTGATGAAGCTATGTGATATACTTGGACACGAAAACAAATCAAAAAACATAGAGATATCAATATACAATTGGACTATCGCGTATGTAAAAAACAATCAAATTCAGCCAAGAGAGCCGAAGAAATTAAAATCCAAAGACATTGTGATCTTTGACAACTCTTTAACATGGGAGAACAGTCGCTTTGTCAATGTTTACAACTCCAAATGCCGCTCTATTTTATTCAACTTAAAGAATAAAAACAACCCACAGTTTCTTGAGAGAATCAAGTCAGGAGATATAAAGTCAAAGGATGTTGCAAGTCTAACGCATATGGAGATATTTCCTTCTTTGTGGGATAACGGTAGAGATGCACAAAATATGAATGATTGGAGCATTTGTAAGTGCGATGTCAAACATCTTTCATCTGAAAAAAATATTTTGGTCCCTGTATTAAAAAAAGGATTAAAAAATATTTTACCGACAATAGATATATAGAACGTTCAAAGAAAGAAATGTTTTCTACATACTGAAGCGAACTCGTTATGCGCACCTATGCAAACTTTTTCTGTGGATTTCATAAACCGCTTGCTGAAAACACCTGCTGTGCCGTCCTTACAAATGCTGCACATTGCAGTGAGCTTTGTAACAGAGTTGCACAAAGGAATGCACTTTATAATCTGTCCAAAAATATCTCTATTGGAATCACCATCCAGCCCGGCAATTAAAATCACTAGATCTTTCCTCTCATGTAGGAGTACAAATTCATACAAATCATCAAAAAACTGCGCTTCATCTATTGCAATTATGTCAGTTCTTGAATCTATATCTAGATTGCATAGCTTATTGGTCTTTGTCGCATCCATCACAACGTTGTCGTGTGTTTTAAGCTGATTGTTGCAGCGTGTGTCTAGTGAGTGGTTAATAAGCATGATGTGTTTTTGAATCGATGCGTACTTTCGGCATCTCCTGAGTAATTCAGTAGACTTTCCGCTGAACATAGATCCCATAATTATCTCAATGTGTGCCATATTTACACTTTCTATTAATAAAAGAATAATATTATTTAAATGTGTTTTTCAGTACGTACAGTCTTTCAAATATTAAGCTTGTATATAATAATGGAAGATATTTATAAGACTGCTTGTAAAATAAGATCAGCTGTTGAAAACAATAAACCAATAAATACTGAAGAGTTCAAACAGTTTGAATCAAGCTATCCTAAATTATTTAGTATGCTGAAGAATCCGAACATGGACAGACAAATGTTTGATAAACTCTTTCAAACTTTAAAAACAAATCCGTCGGAGAGCGGGGCCAGTACATTCAGCGAATTTGGTGCAGAAAAGTATCTCTATCCACAATTTGGAAAACCTTCCAAGCAGGACTTAAGTTTTGCAAAACAAAAAGTAAGAGAAAAACTCAAATGAAATCCATTTAAAAAACAAATTACTATATATCATATAAACAAAACAAAATGATTGAAGAAGATCCTCTTTTCGATTACGAGGATAATATTGTTATTACCAAGGACAAAGTAATTCTTCAGAAGAAAAAGAATCTTGAAACCAAGGCCCAAAAACATAAATTCAATGATCTGGATGGGGTCTGGGAGGTTGAAGTTGTAGAGGACGGATATTCAGAATCGCTGGATCTGATTAATGATGACATTATATATGATATGTACACTGACATGATATATAGATCTAAAATCAATGATGTCCTTACAAGAGTGACCCTCGGTAGCCTAACCGACTTCATTTTTGACTGCCAGGAAACAAATTGCGTTCATGATCAGGTGTGGGAGAAATATGAAGAGTACAAGCTATACGGTATGAAAAATCCTCATTTGCAGGAGTGGTCATCTCATTTTATGTTGGAGCTACATTATCTATATAATTTGTATCACAGCGTATACAATCTAAAGCTTGGGAAACCAGATGACTTCATCCGGTTCTGTTATGATAACAGCGACACGAAGAGACTGCCATTATTTTAAATTTATTATTTATAGTATGAGTTTGAATAATAATTTTAAGATGGCAAAAATGCTTCTAAATAAAAAACCAGAAGAGAAAAAAGCTTTAAACTCGTCAAAGTGTAAAAGATGCGGCGCGTCTGAAATAAATTTTGTAATCAATAATGTACAAGGTGATGTGATTTGTACCAAGTGCGGATTGGTTCAGGACCGCATCATGAAGAATCATTCCCCCATGAAAGGGAACATGAACGGGAAGATTTTTGTACCAAAGGTGATTATTGAAGAGAATCAGAAAATTCGGCTATTGGTGATGTCTTTCTTTAACGTCATGTTTGGCGGCATGAGGAACAACGTCCAGGCAGGGCGAAGCATTGCAGCCTCTTATCAGGATTTCAAAACATATAGAGCAAGATACGTAACGAAAACCTACAAAAAGGGAGAGCATATCACTTCATTAAAAGGACTTCACATGCCAACAATCATATGCTGTATGCTTTATTGTACTCTGAACAAACAAAGACAAGCAATGCCGTTGTCTGTTATATGCAGTATAATTAATAAAATTATTGTCAGATCAAGCGTAAAGCAGTCTAAAGTTGTGCTCGCACATGCCTTTAACTACAAGGATGAAAGCAAATACGGGCTTGTAAGATATTTCCAATTACGCGATTTTGGTTGTCAAAATGCAGCAGTCCCTGGTGACTTCACTACCTTTATATGCAATACGCTGTTTGGTATTCAGAGCAAGGAAGACAAGAACAATATAAGAAATCTTGCAAATGAGATATTTAAAGAATATTCCGATAGAACTTCCCCAGCCAAAGTAGCATCTATGGTACTTCACCATGTAGGTAAATCAAACAAAGAGTTTGATCATTCATTTTTTGGCCTCACCCAAAAAGAAACTGATGATTTTCAGCGGAAACTCCTAGGGAGCAAAAACGTTAAAGTCCAACAGATTATCAAGTCTCTTGGATCAGCTCGTTGAATACATTGTGCGAAAACGGATACTCTCTACTTTTAAATTTTGAACACACTCCCTCCAATCTGGAGGATGTATCATTATTAGTACAAAAACACTTTTGGTAGATTTTTATACTAGGAATACCAGCCTTCTTTACACGTCCTTTTGAAACAACAAAATATACATAATTGTCATGGTATCCACATTTGTTCATGCAAAAATGAGAGTAGGTATTAATGAAGAATAAATCATTGCTCTTTCTTTCGATACGTGTTATCTGTATGTCTCTATAATTACTATGTAAGCGGCCAATTTCTTTAGAAATAAGATCGTAATGTTTTCTTGCTACTAATGATCTGCTATCCGACTGTCTAACATGAACTTGATGTGAATTTCGTATGAGGCTCTCTCTTATATGCTGTTCTGTAATGTCTTCTCGACGTTTCACTCCTATAGGAAGATAGCTCCTCTCCTCGCCCTTTTTGTAGGATCCGATCATCCTCAATCCAGTTTTATAAACGCTTGTGTCAATTATATCCTGAATTTCGTTGGCTTTGTAATAATAATTTGCAACCAGCTTATTTTGAAGGAGCTTCACCATGTCGACAGCCTTTTCTGGTGAAATTTGGATATCCGGGTACACCACATGATAAGCGTCTGTTTTGTCACACTTGTAAACATGTGTCTTTTCTGGAATTATGAGCCTAATATCATCCACCAGCTTTTTGTAATTGAATGTCGGGAACCGTTTGCAATCTATGTCCAGAAAGAGATTAATTTCATGAGACACTCTCTCCACCAAGTGCAATGACTCATTCTGCTTGAGAGCAATTGTGTAGTTTCTTATAAAATCTTCAAACGTTTTTGCGGTTATCTTCAACTTTCCTCCCGTCAGTATCAGGTGGGTGCATTCATTTGTATCTTTGGTGTAAATATTTGCATTCTGACACCAAGAATTGAATGAACCTGTCATGATATTATATTTGATATACTTCAAACTAATCAATTGTTTATACTTGTGAAAAAGTGTATTTTCACCTAAAGAGTATCATACCATATAAGTATAATACAAACACACTCACAAGTTCTGCCAAGCCAAACAAATCAAAAGAGAAATCATGGACGCCACCAAAGTGATCAGCTGCCTAACCGACACCTGGACAAACTGTCTGGACGAGTACTATGATCATGTTTCTACCGAGTATCTTAAGACGGTGTCTGAAAAGTACAATATCTCGATTGAAGATCTGCAAGACAAGACCGGGCACTTGAAGAGCGAAATCATGTCAAAGCTGACCAGATGCATCCCAACCGAGGTGAATAATACGAAACTGCAAGATGAAAAACAGCCGGTGGCAACCACTGCAAAGGAGGCGTCCAAAATAATTGAGACCAAGAGTTCAAAGAAATTCAATAGAAAAGAGCTACACTCCATGTGTGCCGACCGAGGCATCAAGACATCACGAAAGAATGCGGACATGATTGCATCCATTAAGGAATATGATGATAAACTAGTATCTGGACAAATTGAAATGAAAAATTTACAACAAGTTGAAGAAGGCAAACCATACGAACACGAACCAGTACCGAAAGTAACAGAAGCTGACGCTGAAGTTAAATCCGAACCACTCCCAAAAGTAACAGAAGCTGACGCTGAAGCTGACGCTGAAGTTAAATCCGAACCACTCCCAAAAGTAACAGAAGCTGACGCTGAAGTTAAATCCGAAGCTGAAGCTGAAGCTGAAGCTGAAGTGTCTCTTGACAATATGATGCAACTGACACTAAATGATCCATATGAAGATACTGATCTGCAGGAAGATGAGTATCTTGATGAGGACTAATTTAATTTACTAAACTTTTATGCATTATTTTAAAATATTTTATATCTTAAATAATGGGAGCAACACCAAGTAAACCAATTCCAAACAAAACTGTAGTGCTGTATAAAACAAAATTAAAGTATTTTGAGGACTCCAAAACTATACCAAAAATATCTCTAAATAAAATAAAAAAAATATTAAAAAATGATTTGATAAAAGTTCCTTTAAGTTTTAAACATGATCTAGGTTTTATTGTCACAGACATAAATGTAGCCAAAAATTATACTATAACAATTCGTGGTAAAGGTTCAAAACAATCATTTAAGTCTCAAATCATTGATGGAATCGGTGAAAACGGTCATGTTATAGGTAAACATAGATTCTATTTATATAAACCTCAAAAATAATATGATATATCTAAATGACATACATATTATTATCTAATTAATGAACTCAAAAATTTACAATGATTTTTACTTTTATAGATACAGATATAAATGTAAAAATGAATATACGCTCATACTGTTATGATCATTTTGTCTTATATATTAGTATGGACTCGGTTGTCAATGTTTTCATGTGCATTAGAAATAATGAAGATACATTGCAAAAAACTTTTGATGCTTTGGAAGAAATATCAAAGCAATATCATGATCTTGAATTTAGGTATTTTATATACGAGAATGATTCGACTGACAACACCAAAAGAATTGCACTAGCTTTTATGAGAACACACACTGGTCAATTTTATTCGGAGGTACGGGGAGCGAAAGAATGGCACGGTGGTGAAAATATAGATAGAAGTGATGATATGCGCTGGTACAGAATGAAGATGAAGAATCTTTGCACCGATTTCGACAGAAGTAAGCATTCGGTTATTTTAGATACAAATATTACTTTTGATACCAGCACATTTAAAAAAATGACGGAAATA